AAAGAAAGGAAGAAGTCCAATAGCAAAGAGAGCTATGGCTAGATTTAAGAAACCTTTAAGGCCAGAGGCAGAGGGGTCTTAGAAATAAACGCTTCTCTGTTTTTGTGCCAACTATCTCTTCCTACAAGCTCTCCGTGAGAGTTATGAAGTATTGATACAGGTATGACCTTATTCTTATACTTCTTTAAGTGAGCAGATACGGTGTAATGTATATCATAAAAGTCCCAGTCACCCTCAAAGTATTCAGGTTTGTTTAATCCTACATCTTTCAGTGTAGAGCCCTTTGCTGCAAGGAACAATCCATCCATACACACGACTCTTCCACAAGCTCCATAGTAAGTTCCTTGAGCTTTTAGTATATCATCTCCATGATAAACATGTCCTCGATGCTTTCCTTGTCTCCACGCATTCTGATCCCACCAGACAGCATTTTCAGATAGATGTGTTGTTCCTGCTACTCCTATAAAACCAACTTCTTTATCAAATAAAGATTCAACTATAATTCTAGTGAAGAGTTCTGGGTCAGTGAGTATTTGAATATCATCGTGACACATAATTACAATATCATCATCACTAATTTCAAACTTTTCAAAAGCAGACGAGTAGCCATCAAATATGGACTTCTGACCTACTAAGAATTTAGTTTTAACTCCAGCCCTAGATAAGTATGAGGAAAGGTTCCTAGTAGTATCACTGAAGTTCTTACTTCTTGTACAGATAAACGCGAATATATTCATGAAGCTAGTAACAAAGGAAGATTACAAAAAAGAATATCAGAGATGCAAAAGTGATCCGATACACTTCATAAGTAATTATATCAAAGTAGTTCACCCTGTTAGAGGATTAGTTCCATTTAAGCTATACCCTTTCCAAAAGGTCATAATAGAAGCTCTAGAGAACAATAGGTTCAACATACTTCGTAAGTTTAGACAGGCAGGGTGTACTACCATCGCTGCTGCATACTCGTTGTGGCTATGCTGCTTTAAATCTCACCAAACAATAGTTATTCTTTCTGTAGGTGATACGGAATCTACTGAGGTTCTTGATAGAATCAAGATCATGTATGATGAGCTTCCTGAGTGGATCAAACCTAAGTCCACGACTATTAACGCACACAACCTCAAGCTTGAGAATAACTCTCATATTAAATCGCGTCCATCTGGTAAACAATCTGGCCGTGGTCTATCTGGTTCTCTACTTATCATTGATGAGGCAGCATTCATTGAACACATTGATACTATTTGGGCTGCTGTTTATCCTATCATCTCTACTGGTGGTCGGGCTTTTGTATTATCTACTGTTAACGGTATTGGTAACTGGTATTACGATACATGGACACGCGCTGTGGACGGCCTTAACGCCTTTAATCCAATCCAGATAGGATGGCAGGACCATCCCGAGTATGCGCGTGTAGAGGGCTTTGAGTGGCTCTACAAGGAAATGGAGGAAAGAGACCCTCCTATGGATATAGATGAGTGGGAGCCAACTACAAGAGCTAATATCAGCCACAAGAAATGGTTACAGGAATACGAGTGTGAATTCCTTGGTACAGGTGATACCTTTATTGAGGGTATGATTCTGCAAGCACTGACGGAGAACATAAATGATAACTTCTACCGTAAGTACAATAATCGAATGTATGTCTGGAAAGATCCAGACCCTAACTCGACTTACTTTATGGCAGTCGATGTGGCGTTGGGTCGTGGGCGTGATTATTCTGCTTTTCAAATTATTGATCTTTATTCAGGTGAGCAAGTTGCTGAGTTTTACTCTAACACCACACCTATAAACGAGTTTGCTCGTATTTGCTTCGATGAAGGAACCTATTATAATTTATGTCCAGTTCTCGTTGAGCGAAATACCATAGGTAATAATTTACTTGATTACCTATTTGAGCAACTTGAATATGAGAATGTCTGGTTTGACGAGAAGCAGCAAATGGGATTACAGATAACCGCCAAGAATCGTGATAATATTCTAGTCGAGATGGAAGAAGCGATTCGCATGAACGAAGTTAAAATTAATTCTAAGAGAACTGTCATGGAGCTTAATACCTTCATTATTAGCGATAATGGCAAAGTTAAGGCAGATACTGGACAAAATGATGACCTTGTGATGAGTTTAGCACTATCTATTTATGGCGGAAGACGCTATAGAGAGGAGAACCCTGAGATAGTTAAATTTAATCCTGCAAAAGAGAAAAAGCCGATGAGCATATTAAGCTCACATCAGCTTCTTAGCAGTAAAGGAACCATCCAAGAGGATATAACATGGTTGATCAAATAAACGAGAACGCTGGGCCAGGACAGACCACATGGACACCTATCGGTGATGGTAGTGTTCAGACCATGTATTCTACAGGATACATGTCCAAGATCTTTGCTAAATTCTTTGCAACAAAGGCACAAGAGAAATTAGCTGCGGCTGGTGATCCAAGATCAATTGAAGGTGATTTAATTGTAAACCCCAATGCAATGGGGACCATAGCAGAACCCCTTTGGAATTACACTAGAGGGTTACCTTTCCTCCCAGAATCTGAACTAAACAGGAAGCGTAGATATGACGAGTACGAGAAAATGGATGACTACCCAGAAATTACTGCGGCTCTAGACATTTACGCAGATGATTGTACTCAAAAAGATATTAGAAATAAAAGGTGGACAGTAAAATCAGAGAGCAAGGAAGCTATTGAAGAAGTTGAAAAGCTATTTGAAAGAATCCGCCTTGACAAGTATTACTGGGATATTGTAAGAGGTGCCTGTAAGTTTGGAGATGGTTTTATAGAAACAGTTGCCAATGCTAATGATATGGGCGCTGGTATACGAAAAATAAAAATCCTTAACCCATATTACATCATGAGGATTGAGGATAAGTTCGGATACCTAAAAACATTTATTCAGGAGATACCACAGCAGAACTCGAATTCAGGTGACTGGCATACTTCTAAATCTACTTACTTGGAATTAGATAAGAATCAGATCATTCACTTTAGGTTACATAGCTCTGATCCAAAATACTATCCATACGGTAAATCAATTCTAGCTGGTGCAATTAGGGTTTATAGATCTCTAAAGCTTATGGAAGATGCTATGCTCGTCTATCGACTCTCTAGAGCACCTGAAAGAAGGATTTTTTATGTTGATGTGGGCAACCTTCCCGCTTCAAAAGCAGAAGCTTTCCTTGAGAACATGAAAACTAAGTTCAAAAAGGAAAAATTCCACACAAATAACAGAGTAGACGGTCGTTACAACCCTCTCGCAGTTGATGAGGACTTCTTTGTACCTGTTAGAGGTAACCAAGGAACCAAAATTGACACTCTTCCTGGGGCTCAGAACCTTGGTGAGGTTGATGATGTTAAGTATTTCCGTGATAAGCTTCTCGCAACTCTAAAAATTCCTAAAGATTACATCGTTGAGTACGACAAATCTCCTGAAAGAAAGGCAAACCTTAGCCAACTTGATGTAAAATTTGCTCGCGTGATTCAACGAGTTCAAGATTCAGTTGCTCAAGGTTTTGCTGAGATAGCTAGAAGGCACTTAAATATGGTTGGATTCCCAAAAAGTGTCATTAAGAATCTCAAAATACAGCTACCAGACCCTTCTGATGTGTTTATAAAGCGCAAACTTGAGATAGATGAAGCCAAAGCTAGAGTAGTTCAAGCTGTAGTAGGTACTGGACTGTTCCCTACCAGCCATATCTACAAAGAATTCTATGATATGACGGAGACCGAAATTGAAATTCTAAAAGAAGAACTTCAAAAAGAGCAACAGGAGCAAGCAGAGCAAGAATCTACCCAAATGGCTATGCAGCAACAGGCCCAGCTTGCTGGTCAAATGCAGCAAACACAAGCTCAGGGCGAAACTGACATGGCAGTTTCTCAAAATCAGGCGGCTATGGACATGGCTGTTGCCGATAATCAAGCCAAAAATGATATTGATGTTAACAAATCACAACCAAAGCCGAAACCTACAGCTAAAAAAGAGGAAATTGAACAATTAGAGGTTTTGAAAAGGAAATATCTGATTGAAGAGGGCGCAGATTCTCCAAAATACAAGGCCATAAGCAGAATTTTGAAAAATAAAGTTCAATTTTAAAAAATTAGCCCTATAAAAAACTATATAAATAGAGAAATATACACTATAGCTATGAAAACATTCTTCAATCAAAGAAATAAGAAAATTTCTAATCTAAATTTCATGTCCGATAACCTAGGACACTCACTAAGGGAGAATGTAACCCTATTTTCTGTTGATGACGCCTCTTCTAGAGCGACTTTCGTGACTGAAAGTGGGAATATCATCGAGGGTACATTTTATTTTGGTGAAACAATGATTCTAGATGACATTGATGTGGAATCTGGGGAGGTTTTCACTGAAGAAGAGAAATTTGATTCCTTAACTAAGAATCAAATTTCTTCTTTTATTGACAATGTGTATAACGACCAGCTTGCAGGTGCAGGTGAAGCGTTTGATAATTTAATCGAAGCTTGGGGTCAAAGAGTTCGTTTCAATCAAACTGTAGAAAAGTTGCAAGAGCAATCTGAAGCTTTTAATAACACCTTCAACATTGTAAGCACTCAAGAGTTTGAAAGATTCCTAGAACTTTCAGAGAACATTTCTAAATTCTTAAAAGAGAACTCTGAGAAGGTTTTATCAATACCAGAAATAGTAAATGCAGTCAAGCTTTCAGAAACTGTTTCAAGAGCTTTTGATGTTCCTAGAATGTCTATTGATGATCTGAAGGAAAAAGGTTCTTTTGAGGTATCATTAGATGAAAACTCTGATATCTACGAAATGGTTTGCAAGCAAGAGCTTGTAAAGAAAGAAATTCTTGAGTCAAAGAAGTCCTTTGATACTGTTTGGGTTACTGAAGAGTGTATTTCTAATTTAGCTCTAAAAATCTTTGAGGAAGACGATTCTGTTGTAAGACAAGCTCTTGTAGAAGCTTTTGTCCAGATTCCTTATCTAGCACTTGTATCAAAGAAGCAACTATCAAACACCATACACAATAATCTTGTGACTTTAAGTGAGTCAACTGACTTTAGCAAAAATGATCTAAAGTTATTCGTTGCTAAGTTGTTTGAAATGAAAAAACCACTTAAGGAAATGGTTTCTACTCTTCTACAAGAAAAATACGGAGTAAACATCAACAACCTTAAAGAAACTCCAACCTTTAAAACACTTTTAAACACAGAAGTCCTTATTTTTGAATCTTTAGCTAAAATTTCACCAAGAGGTAGTGCTATTAGAGAGTGCTTCTCTGGAATGGCGGAAATGCTTAAATCAAAAAACGGTGTTGAAGCAATTGATGTCAACAACGGTCTTAAGTACATTTTTGAGCACTCAGGTTATGAGAGTGTTTATTCAGACGAAGCTGTCGTAAGTTCTTTTAGATTAAATGAAGAACTATCTTCTGATGAAGATGTAGTCGAAATGATTATGTCTGAATTGTTCACAGAAGCTCTTGATCCTGTTGGTAAAGAAGATAAAGATGTTAATAACGATGGCAAGGTTGATAAAACTGATAAGTATCTAAAAAATCGTAGAGATGCTATAGGTAAAGCAATTAAAGGAAAGGGTAAAAAGAAGAAAGAAGATGATGAC